TACTTAAATAATGCAGAAAGAGAGCGATCATAATGTCTAAATTAAATAAAACTCAAACCTATGCTATTCGTTGGCTAGATTCTCAAGGTCTTGACAGTACCAAAATAGCAAAAGAACTAGCTCTTAAAGAAGATCAAGTATCTCCTGTAGTTGAGAAGTTTACCAAGGCTACAAAGGCTCCAAATGATATTATTAAAACATCTACAGCCCCAGCAATAAGCCCTAAAAATCTTATGATTACAGAAACGGGCAGCAAGAAAACCAAGTCTGTCGCTATTATGACTCAGGCTGCCAGCGAATTAGCTGATGAAATGAGAAAAAAGCATACTGTTTCCAAATCAGAAAAAGGAATTTTCAGACCAAAAAAATAATGTCAAAAAATATATACCCTTCTCGTTATTCTAATGGGAAATTAGTTTCTCCGGCCCAGTATATTACCGAAATTATTTGTGAAAATAAAGCTAAGTTAGATAAAATAGATCTACATTATAGGTTCTGGGTAACTCCTAAGTGGTCTAGTTATTATAGAAATCAGATAGCTTCTGCTAATAAATTATTAGAAAAATATTCAGCAAAAGCTATAATCAAAGCTTTGTCAGATAGTAAAGCTTCAAAAATTTACTCTTTGCGGGCGCCTCACCTCATAGCTATAATAGATCACTACGAGAAGCTTGTGGAATCTGAAAATACAGATTTTAAATTGGAAATAAATCGGTCTGAAGAAAAAACCCATAGACAAGAAAAATCTACTAAAAATATCTTATCAAAGCTTAAGGAATTAGATAATGGCTAAAACGAAGGAAAAGGAAGTTGATTCTGAAAAATCTGTAAATGCTTCGGATAAAATGCTAAGTAGCATTAAAAAAGATTTCGGGGCTGGTATAGTGGTGGATGCAAATTATGTGATGGATAAGAAAACCATAGTCATTCCTGTTAGCCCAGCTCTTGACTTAATTTTAGGAGGGGGTATACCAGAAGGTAGCTTTGTGGTATTTACAGGTCAGCCAAAATGTGGGAAAAGTTTAGCTAATTCTTCTATAGTTTATACTCCTAAAGGCCCTAAAAAAATGGGAGAAATTTCACTAGGAGATATTGTAAATACTCCAGCTGGAGATACAGCCGAAGTAATCGGAGTATATCCTCAAGGAGAAATGGATATTTATGAAGTTACCTTTAATGACGGATCAAAAGCAAAATGCACACTAGACCACAATTGGACTGTAGCAAAAAATAATAGATCTAATAAATTTATAACAATGTCATTAGAAGAAATACTAAAATCTGGACTCAGATATAATGATAGATATAAGTGGAAAATATCTTTAACTCAACCAGTACAATTTAATAGAAACGACAAGCTAGAAATTGACCCATATATTTTCGGATGCCTGATCGGTGACGGATGTCTATCTGCCAAAACTCCTGGAATGTCTACTTGTGATAAATCTATTAGAAAAAAATTTACAACGTATGCCAAGAATAATAAATTAAAAATTACTATAAAAAATAATATCGATTTTCATATTGTTGAACAAAGTAAAAATTCTGGAAATACTTTAACCAAAAAACTTAAAAGAATTAATATAATGGGAACTAATTCTCATACTAAATTTATTCCAGAAAGCTATAAATATAGCAGTCTAAAGAATAGACTTAAATTAATTAGGGGTTTGATGGATACTGATGGTAGTAGTGACGGTTTTAGAGCCGAATATACTAGCGTATCAGAAACTCTAGCTAAAGATGTTCAAGAAATTTTGCAATCTCTAGGGTATACAGCTAAAATAGTCTCCAGATACACAAGCTATACTGGATCAAACCAGAAATTTCTATCTTATCGCTTATATATTCATGGAAATAATATAGATTCTCTATTCCAGTTAAAGAGAAAAAAATTCAATAACCCAAGAAAAAAACCTCCTTTATTCAGAACAATAACTAATGTTTCACATATATGTCGGGAAAAGGCAACATGTATTAAAATCAATACCCAAGACGGTCTTTTTTTAACTAATGAATTTATTATAACCCATAATACCCTCACCAGTTTATCTTTTGCTGCGAATGCACAAAAACCCGAATATGGTAATAGAAATGTTTATTATTTTAATGTGGAAGGAAGAATAAAGCCACGAGATTTAGCTGGTATTCCCGGAATCAATAAAGAAAAGTTTCACATCATTGGTTCAGAACAAGGGAACATTCTTACTGCTGAAAAGTTTCTGCAAATTGCGGATAGAGTAATTAATGAAGAACCCGGTTGCGTAGTAATTATAGACTCCTATTCTGCATTATGTACAGAAACAGAATTAACGAGCGATATGGATAAGATGCAAAGAGCAGATGGTCCAAAACTATTATCTAAATTTTGTAGAAAAGTAGCGAATGTTATTGCTGTTAATAAAAATATCGTTATTGGTATTACTCATTTAATGGGAAATCCCGGTAATGGACATGCTGAGTGGAAAGAAAAAAGCGGTCAAGGTATTGGTTATCAGGGTGACGTTAAATTAAGAGCAAAATATCACACTTTATGGTCTTTAACCCAAGAAGGTAATCCAATCGGCCAAGAGGTTCATTGGACTGTACAATGGTGTGCATTAGGGGCTCCCGGAGGAGAAACTGTTAGCTATATTCGTTATGGAGAAGGTATAGATGAATATAAGGAAGTTATAGAATTAGCTATTAGTTTTGGATTAATAGAAAAAACTGGTTCTTGGTATACTCTATCCTTTTTAGAAGATAAGCCCAAATTTCAAGGAACAGAAAAGATTAGAAACTATTTAATAGAAAATAAAGAAATCTATAATAATCTATATCTAGATATCAAAAAGATGCTTGGCTTTGTAAAGGAATAATATGATTAAAGTTAGAGATCTAGACGGTAATTCAATTAATTGGAATATAAATGGATGTTTTCAAAATGCTTCAGCAAAATCATCATACCATCTTGCTGCTAGAAAATTAATAAAAGAAATCTATCCAACTATGCATGTACTAGAAGAAGTGCCTGTATATATTAGAAAGAATGAAATTGTTTATTTAGATTTTTATATACCATTAATTAAAAAATGCATAGAAGTTCATGGAGAACAACATTATAAGTTTGTTCCTCATTTTCATGGTAGTTTAATGGATTTTGCAAAAGCAAAAAAGAGAGATTTAGAAAAAAAACAATGGTGTGAAATAAATAGTTTTTCGTTTATAGAATTACCTTATAACTCCCAAGATAACTGGAAAGACCTAATTGATGAAATCAGCTAAAGAAGAAATGGAAAAGTGGGATACAATTCTAGATGAGTATGAAACTAGTATTGGATTTCCTAAATATAAAGCAGATGGTTTACCAGAAGGCGAACTACAGTCATATTTGAGCATGGATAGAGCATCTATAGAAAAGTTAACAAGTATTGATTGCTCGGAAATGTCTTTAAGGCTAACCCAATTTGCTTTTCATGTTCAAAGAACCATTAATAGAGAAATAGCCCGATATAATTGGGCAGATGATTTAATTAAAGATGTTATAGCGGATGAATTAAATAACTATAAGGGTTACGGTTATATAGAAAAAAGTGGACAAGCTATAAAACATAATGATAAAGCTTCATCGCTAAATAATATTCGTAGATATGCTAAACAACGTATGGATAGATTATCATACTTAGCAAACTGTATTAAAAATCTTTCGGAAAATGTTCAATCTGTTCAAATAAATAAGGTGAAAAATGGATCTTAACGATATTTTAAAAGACCCCAAACAAATTCAGCAACTAATTAAAACTCTTCAGGCTTTAGTTCCTCAAGATACTAAAGACTCTGTTTCAGAAGAAGCTGAAGATGAGCCTCAAGAATTTAATAATAAGATGATTAAGACTAAAACCACAAAAAGAAAACGTGGAACTGCTGATAATAATAAATTTTTGCAGATGCAAGAAAAAAATCTTCATAAGGACGATAGTAAGATTGATAAGCTGTTGTCAGTTGCCGCTCCTGTGGCTAGAATGAGAGAGTTCGAAATGATCGATGTTACTTGTAGAGTTTGCGGCAAAAAAGAAACCATAAGTCCGGCATTATTAATTTCTGATAGTCCCAGTCGATATAAATGCAATACTTGTTCAGCCTCTGCGGGCTAATTAAACAAAGGTAAGATAATGATTTTATGTGATCCATCAGCGGAAAGAGCAGTATTAAGTGGTATTCTACAATATGGTGAAACTGCATTCTTAGATATTTCAGATATTATTCAAGAATCTTCTTTTACTATAGATAGTAATCAAATTATCTATAAATGCTTAAAAGAAATATGTGAAAAGAATAGTAAGCCTAATATCGATATGGCCTCTATATATTCTGTCGCTCAAGAGTTAGGACTATCACACATTCTTGCCAAAAAAGAAGAAGCTCAACACTTAAAAGCTATTAAAGACTTTCCAGTAAATATAGATAATATTAGAAAATTTGCAGCTAAGATTAGAAAATTAGAAATAGCCCGGTCATTACATAAAGCTCTAGAAGTTACTCAAGAAAAACTATTAGATGTTACTGGTTCTGAAACTATTTCATCAATATTAGGAATAGCAGAAGATTCCATCTTTAATTTTTCGTCCTCTATGAATAATGATGGAGACGGATCTCCAGAATTAATGGGCGAAGGTATTGAAGAATATATCGAATATCTACAGACTAATATTGTTGATCAGGTTGGTATATCTACTGGATTTCCAGTATATGATCAGGCTATTGGTGGTGGATTAAGAAGGGGAACAGTAAATGTTATTGGAGCCAGACCAAAAACTGGAAAAACTCTATTGTCTGATAATATGGGTAGAAATGTTGCTAAGTTAGGTATTCCAGTATTAAATATGGATACTGAAATGAGTAAGAAAGATCATATTCATAGATTATTGGCTATGGCAACAGAGATAGAGATTAATAAGATTGAAACTGGCAGATTTTCTGATTCTCCGGTAAATACAATGAAAATTATAGAGGCAGGAAAAGAACTAAAAGGACTTCCTCTTAAACACAAGGTAATTGCTGGAAAACCTTTCGAAGAACAATTAGCAATTATGAGGAGATGGATTGTTAAAGATGTAGGATTAAAAGATGATGGCACAGCAAAAGACTGTGTTATTTTTTACGATTATTTGAAATTGATGGATACTTCCGGGATGGACAAAGACTTAAAGGAATATCAGTTACTAGGTTTTATGATGACAGCATTACACAATTTTGCTGTAAAATATCAAGTTCCTATAGTTGCCTTTATTCAGTTAAATCGGGATGGGATTACTAAAGAAAGTACCGATTCTGCTAGCGGTTCGGACAGAATCATTTGGCTATGTAGTAACTTCAGTATATTTAAAAGAAAATCTGATGAAGAAATCGCTGAAGATGGTCCCGATGTTGGTAATAGAAAGTTAATTCCAGTAATTAGTAGACACGGTGGTGGATTGGACGATAATGATTATATCAACTGCCACATGAAGGGGTGGTGTGCGAAAATAATTGAGGGTAAAACAAAATTGGAGTCTATGCACAATGTCAAGTCTAAGAAAGATGGTTTTATAGTAAATGACACAGCAAATAATGAAGAAGAAATCCCCTTCGTATGATCAGTTTCAGCTTAAAAATTTATGTGATTTAGTTTGCGACGATATTGAGAATCTACTAGAAACTCTTGGTGTCTCCTATAAAATATTAGATAAGATGGTAACCATGAGTTGTCCAATTCATGGAGGAGATAATGAATCTGCTTGTAATCTATATCATCAAGGAGAATCTTATAGAGGGAACTGGAAATGTAGAACCCATCAATGCGAAAAAGTATTTATGTCTTCTATTATTGGATTTATTAGAGGTTGTTTATCTCATAACGAGCATGGTTGGGAAAAATCTGGAGATAAACTAGTTTCATTTAATGAGGCTGTAGAATTTGCTATTAGTTTTACTAAACAAGATATCTCAAAATTAAAAGTATCTAAAAAAGAAAAAGAGAAAAGCTCATTTGTTAATACCGTCAAGTATATAAATGAATCAGTCGCCCCAGATATTCCCAAAATATCCAGAACATTAATTAAAAAAGCCCTAACTATACCAGCTAATTATTATTTAAATCAATCTGAAGATAAATTCAGCGAATCTATACTAACAAAATATGATGTTGGTGAATGTTTAATTCGTGGTAAAGAGATGTATAATCGTGCTGTTGTTCCTATTTATGATAATGATTATGAATATATGGTTGGCTGCTCCGGAAGAAGTCTATTTGCTAGATCTTGCATAAAGTGTAGACATTATCATGATCCAAATTCTGATTGTCCAGATAAGGATAATTTGTGGAAATATTCAAAGTGGAAACACAGTAAAGGATTTAAAGCTAATGAATACTTATACAACTTCTGGTTTGCTAAAAAAGTTATTAAAGAATCCGGCGTTGTTATTCTAGTAGAAAGTCCCGGTAATGTGTGGAGGTTAGAGGAGTCTGGTATCCATAATTCTGTAGCAATATTTGGATCTTCATTAGGAGATAGGCAAAAAATGACCTTAGACATTTCTGGGGCCATGACTATAATAACCATTATGGACAATGATAGTGCTGGAAAAACAGCAGCAGTACAAATTAAAGAGAAGTGTCAAAGAACATATAATATCAAAAATATAGAATTATCATATAATGATATTGCTAAGATGTCTAAAGAACAAGTTGTTGAAGAAATTAAACCCCTAGTAGAGAAATTTACACTATGCCAATAATAGGAATATCTGGAAGAAAGCAGTCTGGTAAAAGTACAGCAAGCAATTTTATTGTTTCTTTATATATGGCCCAATTAGGATTATCCAATAAGGTCTATTTAAATGATGAAGGTAAAATTATTGTTTCTGATTTACTAGGAGATGAAAATTATGCTGGAGAATTTGATCCAACTAATAGTGATAATATTCAAAATGATTATCATCTAGAGAAAGTTTTTACTCAGTTAAATCCTTTTGTTAGAGTATATAGTTTTGCTGATGCTCTTAAAAAAGAAATATGTATTAATATCTTAGGATTATCCTATAGTCAATGCTATGGGTCTGATGAAGATAAAAATTCACTAACACATCTAAAATGGGAAGATATGCCAGACTATAATATTTCGTTTGGTACTGGAAATATGACAGCTAGAGAAGTTATGGAGTATGTTGGAACAAATATTTTTAGGAAAATGTATGAAGAAGTATGGACCCAACGTACTCTTAATAAAATAGAACTAGATAAATCTGCTATGTCTATAATCTCTGATTGTAGATTTCCAAATGAAATAAATAGTATTAAAAATAAAAATGGGCAAATCATTAGATTAACTAGGAATCCATTCAACTCGATCTCGTCTGCTGAAGTTGCTCTAGACAAAGATAATTTTGATTATAATAATTTTGATCATATTATTGATAATTCAGAATGTTCGCTATATGATCAATCTATTAAATTACAAAAAACACTTCAGGAGATTCTAAAATTATAATTACATATTTTCGTAGTTCTTCTTATAACACGCATAGTCTTTGTGAGCAACAATATTTTATTGAGTATGTTCTTGGTTGGAGAGGCCCTAGTGGTCTCAAAGCAAATAAAGGAACGACTGTGCATAAAGTATTAGAAATTTTAGCAGTTATTAAAAAAGCAGAACAAGATAATAAATCTATTATAGTTGATGACGTTGTCGGAGATTTACAAATCAATAACTATAATTTAGACGAAATTATAGAAAAGGTTTATGCTTATTATTCAACAGCAGACTCTCATAATAAATGGACAGCTAAAGATTATAAGGATTGTCGTGCTTGGATTTATAAAACCATAGAATATAATAGTGGAATGTTTAATCCTTTAAAACAAAATATATTACAGCCAGAACAACATTTTGATTTTGAGATTAAAAAACCTTGGGCTAAGTATTCTTTTGATACTCCAGAAGGAAAACTAGAAGGAAATCTTGCACTAAAAGGAACTATCGATTTAATAACTCTTGTTAATGATAATACAATTGAAGTTATTGATTACAAAACAGGAAAAAGATTAGATTGGGCCACCGGAGAAGTAAAGACTCAAGAAAAGCTACAAAATGATCCACAATTAAAAATATATCACTATGCTATTAGTCAACTATATCCCCATATTGATCATATCATGTTCTCTATCTATTTTATTAATGATGGTGGGCCATTTACCCTATGTTTTGATAAGTCTGATTTAGCTAGTACCGAACAAATGTTACGACAAAAATTTGACGCTATCAAGAACAATAAAAGACCGAGACTAAATAAAAGTTGGATGTGTAGCAAATTATGTCATTTTGGAAAAACCACCTTTGAGAATTCTCACATTGAACCAACCGAAGAATATAGGGATAATCAAACCTGCTCAAATGGATCTATTATGACCAAATGTCAGCAAGTAAAACACGACTTGGATTTATATGGGATAGATTTTGTTGTTGATGCTTATAAACACCCCAATCATGCTTTTGGTAAATATAAAGCTCCCGGCAGTACAGAATAATTCTTTCTTGACAAAATCCGTAATGTGTGATAAAATACCATAGTTAAACACAACAAAGGACAAACGATGACCAAAAGACAAATTCAGCAACAAGAATATTTACAAGAAACATTATATTATGATGATAATTGGTATAATAATTTATTTGCTGAAGATAGTATAAATCCTATAATTAAAAATATGCAAATATCACTACTTTCTATATTAGATAGCAATAGTTTGTATGAAGCAAAACAAGTAGCCAAAAAAGCCCTTCAATCAATTAGAGATAAATGAAAAATTATATTCCTCTCCATGTACATGCTCACTAACTAAAATTTAAAATTTTGGTGTATATGATAATATATCATAAAGGAGATAAATATGAAAAGAGGCAGGAAAGTTAGCAATGGAAGATTTGTAAAAGCATACGATAAAAAAATTACTAAAGAATATTTAGAAGAAGAATATTGTAAAAGTAAAAAAGGACCATATGTAATAGCAAAAAAATTAGGGGTTTCAGCAAAAACTATTTATAACTATCTAGAATATTACGGTATCCCTCAAGAAAAAAGAACCAAAGAAATTAATATAGGAGATACATTTAAATACTTAACTACTATTAGTGTAGATAGCAAATCTAAAAACGGCACTTTAATTTGGTTATGTAAATGCTCTTGTGGAAAGACTACTAAAGTAAGAACCTCACAACTAAAAAATGGAAGAGTTGGTAGTTGTGGGTGTTATCGCAAAAGACTCAAAAATCATAGATGGAAAGGATATTGTGGAGTTAGTGGTAGTAGAATAGCAGAAATCCGATTAAGAGCAAAAAAAAAGAATTTTCAATTCAATCTTACTGCAAAATTTTTATGGGATTTATTTGAGAAACAACATCGCAAATGTGCGATTACTGGATTAGAAATAGATCTTGACAAAAACGGATCTGTGGATAGGATAGATAGCACCAAAGGATACACGAAAGATAATGTTTGGTGGACGGATACAAAAATCAACAAAATGAAACTAGACTTTCCTCTTTCTGATTTTATTCAGATGTGCGGACGGGTCACAAAAAACAAGGAGAATATAAAGTATGGGCGTGATTAAGGAATATAGTCCTTTACACGTCCATTCTTAAGTGAATCTCATTATTCACTTTTGGATGGACTCAGTAAACCAAGCCAAATAGCTCAAAGATGTACTAAAATAGATGTTAAATCTTGTGCCATAACAGATCATGGATCAATATCTGGTTGTGTACAATTCTATCAGGCTATGAAAGCTAAAAAGATTAAACCAATTCTCGGTTGTGAAATATATTTATCTCATCAAGATAGTAATATTAAAACTAAGGAAAATAGTGATCTTAGCCACTTTTTATTATTAGCAAAAAACTATAAAGGATGGAAAAATTTAATCCAGATTGTTTCAGCCTCTAATTCTGGAGACAATTTTTATCATAAGCCAAGATTAGATTTTGATAAGCTGTCTCAATTTTTAGACGGTAATATTATTGGTTTTTGTGGACATCTTGGTTCTTATTTGTCCGACCTAATACAACAAGATCGAGACAATGCTTCAAAAATAGGAATCGAATTTGTTGCAAAAATGAAAGATATTTTTGGGCAGGATAATTTCTATCTTGAATCACAATTGATGGATTATAAATATACTCCAGAAATGACAGAGATGACTGAGCATATTCGTAGAATTGGAGAGCTCACTAAAACTAAGGTTATTTGTACTCCCGACGCTCATTATTGTGAAAAAGAGGACGCTGTTGATCAAAGAATATTATTATGTAATACTTTAAAAACAACTATTGTTGATATTAATAAGAAATTATTAAATAATGAGAAAGTTCCAATGAGTTGTTTTTTTAGATCTGATAATTTCTATATTCTATCTCCAGAAGAAATGGCCGAATTGCATACTCCGGAAGAAATAGAGAATACTAATTATGTAGATAGTTTATGTGAAGAGTATAATATTTTAAGCAAGCCGTTATTACCTTCTTTTGAGTGTCCAAAAGAATATAATCCTGATACTTATTTAAGGCAGCTGTGTAGAGAAGGATGGAAGCAGAAAATTGACAAGACTATAGATAAAGAAAAGCATTCAATTTATGTTGACCGAATTAAATATGAGCTGGAAGTATTGCAGGGTGCTGGCTTGTCTAGTTACTTCCTAATTGTTCAAGATATTGTTAACTTTGTACGGGAGCAGGGATGGTTGCCGGGGCCGGGCAGAGGGTCAGCATCCGGCTGTTTGGTGTCGTATTTAATTGGTATTACGTCCATAGACCCTATCCCGTACGATTTAATTTTCCAGCGGTTTTATAACTCTGGTCGAAATACTAAAGACCGAATTTCTATGCCAGATATTGATGTTGACGTTCCTATTAATAAGCGAGAATTTATAATAGAATATATCAAGAATAAATATGGTCATAAAAAAGTCTCTCAAATGATCACATATAATACTATGAAAGGTCGAGGAGCCCTAAAAGAAGTATTAAGAGTATATGGTAATATTTCGTTTGAAGAAATGAATAAAATAACGAAAAGCATACCAGACGAAGCTAAAATTTCCGATGAATTGGAACAAATGAGACAAGATGGAGAAGATCCATCAATTATAAGATGGGCCTTGGAAAATAATGTTGAACAATTAAAAGAGTGGTGTTATATAGACGATGACGGAAGTTTGGCTGGCCCCCTTGCCAAAAGGTTTGAACAGGCTATTAGATTAGAAGGAACAAAAGCCAATCAGTCTAAACATGCCGCCGGTGTAGTTATCAGTAGCGAAAATCTATCTTCAGTATGTCCTATGATTTATGATTCCAAAAACAAACAAACTATTGCAGGAATGGAGATGCAAGATTTGGAAGCTTTGGGGATTATTAAATTTGATATATTAGGAGTTGCTGTGTTAGATAAACTTATGACAATTTCAGACATATTAAAAAATGGAGAATAAAAATGGAAAAAGCTTTTAGAGATGTTGCAGTAGGCGAAAAGTTTGTATTTAGTCAAACAGAATACGTTAAGATGGATACAGTTCAAATAAGTTGTTGCTCATCAGTAAATTGTTATGTATCGGGCGATCCCAGTAATATAAATTTTATCTCAGGAGACTCTACAGTTATTACAAATGGCTAATTTTCAAAAAATCTGTGTATTCGATCTAGAAACCGATGGTAAAAATCCAGAAGTTTGTAGTCCAGTTCAAATTGCGGCATTAATAATTGACCCCATTAGACTAGAAATAGTTAAAGATTCTGAATTTAATATTAATATGAGGCCAGAATCATTGGATGCTAATCCTAATTATGCTTATGAAGATAGTGATGTCCTAGATTTTCATGCTAAAGTAAAATCTTCTACTAAAGATCAAGTTTTAGCAGAGTGGAAGACTTATCAAAAGCAAGAACAGGGGTGGAAATTATTCATCTCTTACTTGGATATGTATCATACCAGAAATGATAGAAAATCCCTATTTAGTGCTCCTATAGCATCGGGGTTTAATATTAATAGGTATGATTTGAGAATTACCGATAGACTAAGTAAGAAATATAAGAATGTCAATAAAGAAGGAACATCTAATCTATTTTATCCAAGAGATGTTATTGATGTTATGAATTTGATCTTCTATTGGTTTGAGGGGAATAGTGAAGTAAAGAGCTATACTTTAGATAATTTAAGAGATTATTTTGGCATAAGTAAAGAGGGTGGGCATGATGCTCTAAAGGATGTTAGGGATACAGCAGATATTCTGATTAGATTTCTAAAGCTACATAGAACTTGTGCAAAAAAGGTTACATTCAAGGGATCTTTCGCAAACAAAACAGTGGGGAACAATGTCTGATTTTTTTAAGTTTGAGGATTGTGGATGTAAATTCCCTGTTCTAGATGGATCTAATAAAGCATTTCCAAAAATCTTGTTTTCTCCAAAGATTGAGGATATCAGTCTAGATTGTAAAAGAACTTGGGATTTAATTGGAGAGGGTAATACTAAAGGATGTTTTCAGTTAGAGTCTAGATTGGGACAAAGTATGGCTAAAAAACTAAAGCCAGAAAATATAGAACAATTATCAGCTCTAATTAGTATTATGAGGCCGGGATCGTTGGAGGCTTTTAGAGATGGTAAAAGCGTAGCAAATCATTTTATAGATAAGAAAAACCATCTAGAGAGCGTAGACTATTTTCATCCTGCATTAGAGCCGTCTTTAAAAAGTACATATGGTGAGATGATTTATCAAGAGCAGGCTATGCAAATTACTCAGGCTATTGCCGGATTTGATTTACAAGAAGCTGATATGTTAAGAAAAGCTATTGGTAAAAAGAAGCCAGAAGAAATGGCAAAGGTGAAAATTAAGTTTATAGAGGGAGCTAAAAAGCTAAAAATAGTAACTACAGAAGAAGCTGAAGAAATCTTTGGTTGGATCGAAAAGAGTCAGAGGTATTCTTTTAATAAGTCGATTTTAGAGGATACTATGGTTTCTACTCCATACGGAGATAAACAAATAAAAGATCTTCAAATAGGTGAGAAAATCTTAGCTCCTAATTCCGGCAACAAAGACGAATATGTTGAAGTAATAAATAAATATGATCATGGTGAACAAGAAGTATTTAAAATTACTCTGGAAGATGGAAAATCTATTACTTGTACTATGGAGCATAAATTTTTATGTAATGATGGGAAAATATATCCTTTATCGGAAATTTTATTAAATCAACTAGAAATTATGTGTATATAAATAATATTTATTAAACCATACTCTTTGAGAATTATTTATGATCACAAAAAATGAACTATATGAACTATATATTAATCAAAATCTTAGTTCTATACAGATATCTAATATAAAAAATATAGGAAAAACTACAGTACTAAATTATTTAACAAAATATAATATTCCTAAAAAATCAAGTGGATCACAAATCAAATACCATGCTATAGATACATATTTTAATACATGGTCAGATGATATGGCTTACTGTCTTGGTTTTATAGCTTCGGATGGACATGTATGGAAAAATAGGCCATATATAACCATAGGAATTAATAAAAATGATATTTTAGTTTTAAACTTTATTAGAGACCGTCTATCCCCAACTTCTAAAGTTAGAATATCTCAAGATAAATGTCAATTATGTATATATTCAAAACAATTACATAAAAAATTATTAACTTTTGGTATTGATCATGAGAAAACTTTTAATTTAGAACTACCTAAAAAAATACCTAATAAATATATTGCCCACTTTTTAAGAGGATTTTTTGATGGCGACGGATCAATATGGAAAACTAATTTTTATAAAGGAGGTAAAGATTATTACTATTCCAACATCGTATCTGCTTCACAACAAATTTTAATAGATTTTCAAAATTATCTTGGGTTCGGTAACTTGCGTAAAGTCAAAGATAAATATTATGAATTAACATTCTCCCAAACAGACTGTCTAAAATTATTTAATATTATGTATAAAGATGCTAAATTTAAGCTAGATAGAAAATATAATAAATTTTTATTGATAAATAATAAATATAAATTTTGGTCCAAACTAGAAGACGATATAATTATTTCTTATTTAAATCAAAGAGATACAAAAAATTTAATAACTTTACTTCCAAACAGATCCCCAAAAGCCATTCAAGCAAGAAAAAATTATTTAAGGAAAATTTATAATGTACCCCCAAAAAATTATTAAAATTGAAAAAATTGGTATTAAGCCAACAGTAGACATAGAAGTATCCTCAGACAATCATTTATTCTATGGTAATGGTATAGCAACATCAAATTCTCATGCTGTTAGTTATGCTATTAATGGATATTTATCGGCCTATGCTAAAGCTCATTTTCCAAGAGTATTCTTTGCATCATATCTTAGATATGCAAAAGATAAAATAGATCCACAGCAAGAAATTAAAGAACTAGTAAAAAATGCGAACCAAATGGATATATTGGTTCATCTTCCAGATTTAAGAAATCTTAATGAGTTTTTTATTCTTAAAGATAAGAATATTTATTTCGGATCAACGGACATAAAGGGGGTTGGGGCTTCTGTATATAAAAAAATATTAACCCTAACTAATAGTGAGGATATTGGTAAGCTAACATGGCCGCAGATACTATCCAAACTTTTACTGAATATTAATTCTATAGCAGCAAAAGCTCTTATAAGTGCTGGGGCATTAGATTATTTTAAGAAAAATAGAACAGAAATGCTTTTTGAGTTTGATATTTGTTCTAATCTAACTAAAAAAGAGATGACATATTATGATGATATCTTAATAGAGAATCCAAATATAGGAATAGAAAAAATATTACAAATTTTAGTTTCCACTAAAAAAGTTAATAAAAATAGAGTAGATGTAATGAATAATTTAATTAATTCTCTTAAAAATCCCCCATATTCGCTATTAGATAAGATAGAATGGTTATCGGATTCAGAGAATTCGTCACTAGGAGTAGCAATTAGTTGTTCTAAATTAGATATATATGATATTAGTATGGCAAATACTGATTGTAAAGAGTTTAAAAATTCTAATATGACAAAAAATATTATTATTGCTGGTCAAATAAGTAATGTTAATGTTACTAAAACAAAGGTTGGAAAAAACCCCGGACAAGAAATGGCCTTTGTAAGTATAGAAGATCAATTCGGCCTACTAGATTCTGTAATATTATTTCCAGAGCAGTGGAGCGAATACAAGCCGCATATTTTCATCAATAACATCCTAATATTTGTTGGCTCTCGCAGCAAATCAAAGGATGGACTGATTGTTGAAAAATGTTTTGCCCCACGAACTTGACATTATGGGACGTTAGAGTATTATAGATCGTGGTTCGATATTTTTTGATTAAACATTAGGAGATTCTTGTAATGAATATTACACTTTTGAGGGGCAATCTAGCACGCGATCCAGAACTTCGTCAGGTCAATACTTCTGGAAAGCTTACTTCGGTTGTAAATTTTACAGTTGCAGTTTCTAGAGAATATACAAAGGCCAACGGAGAGAAGGATAAGATTGCTTCATTTATTAATTGTGAAGCATGGGATACTGGAGCGGAAATTATTGGTAATTCTTTTAAGAAGGGTGATCCAGTAATGGTTGAAGGTTCTCTACGAAATGAGAGCTGGGAGAAGGATGGACAGAAGCATAGCACTTTGAAGGTTAGAGTTAATAACTTCTCTAAGATTACTAAGCTAAATAAGCCAACCAAGACAACATCAGAAGAGACTTCTGAAGAAATGGCATTCTAATCAATCCCTTTAACAATTAATCGAATATGGGGGCGAAAGCCCCCGTATTTGGTATCTTATGACAACCAAAAATAAATTAAAAATCTTGATGTGTTCTGAAGCCAGTTTCCTAAAATCTGGATTCGGAACCTACGCCAAAGAAATACTATCAAGACTTCATAAAACTGACAAATATATTGTAGCAGAATTTGCTTCTTACGGTGTTGTTAATGATCCCAGAGATCAAAGTATAGATTGGATTTATTACGCGAATGCTGTTAAAGAGGGCGACCCTAGACATGCTGAGTATAGTTCAAGATCAGACAACCAATTTGGTAGATGGAGATTTGAAAAGGTTTTATTAGATTTTAAGCCAGATGTTGTTATAGATGTTAGAGATTATTGGATGACAGCATATCAATACTGTTCACCCTTAAGAAAATACTTTCACTGGATTTTAATGCCCACAGTAGATTCCGAACCTCAACAAGAGGATTGGATCGATATGTTCTTATCTGCTAATGCTATTTTTACATATTCGGACTGGGGTGCTGATGTTTTAAAAAGACAAAGTTCTGGTCAAATTAATTATATAGACACAACATCGCCGGGAGTAGATTTAGATACTTTTAAAATTATACAGGATAAAGCTTCTCTAAAAAATTCATTTGGTCTCCCATCTGATTCTGTAATAATCGGATCAGTAATGAGAAATCAGAAGAGAAAACTTATACCCGAATTGTTTTCTTCTTTTAGAAAAATACTAGATAGACTAGATATTGAAGATCCAGAATTAAGCAAAAAAACATACTTATATCTTCATACTAGTTTTCCAGATGCTGGGTGGGATATTCCGGAACTCTTAAAAGATAATCGGGTTTCTAATAAGGTTCTATTTACTTATGTATGTAAAAAATGCAAAAATGTTACTTGTGAGGTTTTTAAGGGGCCTCAAAATATTTGTAAAAAATGCTTAAATAAATCGGCAGTTTTCCCCACAGTTGCCGATGGAGTATCTCCAGAAGATTTAGCTAAAATATTTAATTTGTTTGATGCTTATGTACAATACTCGATTTGTGAAGGTTTTGGTATGCCTCAAGTAGAGGCGGGAGCTTGTGGAATTCCGATCTTCTCAGTTGACTATAGTGCTATGTGTGATGTTATTCAAAAATTAAATGCAACACCAATTAAAATACAAACAACATTTAAAGAACTAGAAACTAAGGCATTAAGAGTTTATCCTGATAATAATGATCTAATAGAAAAACTTTTAGCTTTTATTAAGCTTCCAACATCTATAAGAAACCAAAAAAGATTTGAAGTAAGAAAGCTAACAGAAAAACACTATTGTTGGAATACTATTGCTACTAAATGGGAAAAATATTTAGATCAATTAGACTCTAGTGGGTATAGAGCAAACTGGTCCGCAGCAGCAACATATATGTCTCCAATAGAAGAAAATATACCAGAAATTAATAATGATAAAATATTTGATTCTACAGTAACACTATGTACTAATTATCTAAAAGATATTGACAATATGTCTTCTATGACATACCTAAACATGTTAAATGATGCTGATTATTCTTTTATATCTATGGGAGTACAAACAAGACCATTCAGCTTTAAAGATATTGTAGAACATACAAAAATTACAATCAACAATAATAATCAAGCAGAATCTGTTAGATCTAATAATGTAACATTCAATGAAGATTTTATAATTTATGCAAAGATGAAGGCTCAACAATCGTGAATATCTTATATTTAGGCCCCTATAGACAAAATGATGAACTAGGCATATGTTCTAAAAAATATTTAGAAGCTCTATCTTCATCTAGTCATAAAGTAACCAGTAGATGTATCTATATAAACCCCACAGACATAGATAGTTCTGCAAAAACTCAAAATGAGTCAAGTATTTATAGCTCTTATGATATTATTATTCAACATCTACCTATTAGTCATTGTTCAGTAAATACTAAGGTTAAAAATATTCTTATCCCTATTATGTCAGATACTCCGATATCAGATATAGAAGCAGATAAACTTAATAAGTTTGATACTATTTTAGTTGATTCAAAAATAAATGAGCTTAAAATCAGAACCTCTTTGTCAGATTATCTCACTAATAAAGTAATATTATTTAAACACGACATAAACTATGAAGAATTACAAAGCCTCAAAGACGCAAAGTATAATACTGGAGTTTATGCTCCATTAAAAAAACTATATTTTATCGGGGACTATAGAGAAAATAAAGATTTAGTCCATAATATATTAGAATCTTTTTATCTTTCATATATTGATAGAGACGACATTTGTTTAGTTTTATTTCTAAATAATTTTGATGAAAAAAATATTCAAGAATATATTCAAAATATATTGGCTTCATTAAAGATCCAAATAAATCTATTAAAAACACTTATTATACAAGCTCCTAAAAATAATCAAGATCTTATTGTTGCCCATCGTTCCTGTGATATATTTTTGAATTTAAATAAAAGTGTTCTTTCTAATCTAAATGAACAATACTGTGAATTTTGTCAAAATAAATCTATCTCATTATTTGATGTTAAAACATTTGATACTTACATTAATAATAATACCTATAATTCAGAAAAATTCTATTATGTATTACAGAATAGTTTGATTGAACAAATGAAATCTAAACTATCAAATGAGTTAGATCAAAAAATTAAATCGAAACCAAGTAATTCCAGCTGGAATACTACTCCCACACCATCCTTTAAAACACTACTAGAACAATATGTATAGTTTCTTAACAACAAATGCTATAAGTAAAGTAATAGATTCTGATATTAATATTTTATATCAAAATTCTAATACTATTTTTGATCATATTATAAAAAGAGTTGAAGGTATAAAAATTATAGATTCTAATGATGAACTATTATTTAATAATATTTATCATTTATGCTCTTCTAATAATTATTTAGACTATTCTAATTCAATAGACAAGATAAAGAATCTTCAACTAAATGGTGTTGTATTTTTTCATAATTATATAGACTCTAATTTCAAAAAAGAAGATAAGTTTATATTACAGAGCGCATTAAAAAATACGTATAAAATCATGATGTCCGAAGATTTGTACAACCACTGGAAAATACCAGAATTGTCAACTCAAATAAAATATGGTTTACCAAAAATAGAATTCAAAAATTCCCCACATAAAAAATCATTAGTAGTATTAAACTCAAAAAAGAATCCCCAAATCTCTTCTCTTTTTCAAAATTTAAATAGAGTATTTAACGATTCTGCATTATTAGAGAATTTAGAAACATATTCTTTAGAAAACTTAGCTAATATTATCGGAGGCTTTAAAGTATGTATAGATATAGATTCTCAAATTAATAATTTATTTTCTCTTTATTGTGGATGTGAAACTATTGGATCTTCGGTATTAGAAGAAACAAATTATACTAAAATTAATACTTTTGAAAATATAGACAATATCATCAGACAAAAAATAAACCTTTTTGATAATAAAATTTTAGATCTAAATAACTCAAAGAATCTATCTGATAAATATTCTTTTGATGAATTTTCCATTAATTTAAAAAAGTCATTTTCCCATATTAAAATGGAGCCTTTTATACTATGAACAGAAGCGTTAATTTATATTGCGATAGTAAACAAGATATGATTAAAAATATTGATAATATTAATATAAACAATCTACAAAAAATAGTTAATTATTCTGTTGATCATCTTTACTTTTTTATTCCAGAATATATTAAGTCTGATGATCTTAAAAAGTATTTCGCAGAAATTTATAATAAGATTAGACCCCAAGGAAAAGTTATTATTAGATTTCTAGATTTTAAAGAGGCTTCTAAAAAATATATTAATAATATTATAGATGACGCTACTTTATTTTCTTTAATCCAAAATAAAAAATCTATTATGTCATTAAATCTACTATATTCTCTTATGGATAATGAGAATTTTGCTTTTGTTAAGCTTGATAAAGAAGAAGATTATTATGTTGTTATCTTAGAGAGAATTAAATAATGGATAATACATATTGTAAAAATTGTATGTTTGCCGAATCGGCAGATTCTGAAGAGTCATGCTCTATGAAAATTATAGACAGTATAAAAGACAGCAAGAGCATTACTGTCAAAGAAAATTATAACTATATTAATAACTATGCTTGTAAATATGGCTTATCAAAAGAAACCTATTTTAAATATTATGATGAGTTTCATAAGATAGATATTAAAAGCTATATCTTAAATAAAAAATTATTAAACTATTATTTAGTTATAGATTTTACTAATAGTTCGTCTTCAGTTAAAGAATGTTGCGAAAACATAAATTCTCTTAGTATTCTTCCTAATTTTATTTCTTTTATATTTTACAATAATAATGATTCTAAAAATATAATAGATACAATAGGAGAAAATTTAGAAAAATCCATAAAGTGGAAGGTTCATAATTTTCTAGAAAATATTGATAAAAATGATATGCTAGAAGTTATATTTGATACTAACTCTAACGCTAATAATACAGATTTTTTCTGGATAAGTACTCCAGAAAATATTGTTGAAATGATAGAAAAAGACTCTATAAATAATATAAACTATATAGTACATGTATTGCAGCCTTCTTGTGGCTTTCTAAAGTTTAATAAAAATAAAGATAACTATAATGGGCTATTTATGACTTTTACTAACTATAAGAGCATTAAAGAAAGCATAAAAAAAACATTAGATTTAGCCTTACAAGAATTAATAGACTTAAACCCAGATCATGTAATGTATTATGAAGATTAATGCAATAATCATTATCCCTGAAATTACTAAAGGGATGAAATCTATTGGTTCTAAGTCTTTATTAAAACTTAAGAATTCGTCTATCATACTAGAACATCAAATTCAACAATTAAAACTAATCAATAGAAACATTAGTATTACTATAGCAACAGGATTCGATAAAGAAAATATTGATAAAGTTTTAGATCAAAAAAAATATAGTAAAATCAAAATCAGTCATAATGAACAATTTGAGAATACTAATCAGGGTAGGTCATTAAATTTATATTTAGAAAACAATAATCTTGATGATAATTTGTTAATTATAAATAGTGGAATAATTTTCAACAGCCCCTCAATAACATCATCAACTCTTAAGAATAATTCTAAAATATATTTATTAGATAAACCCAAAAATAATTTTGATATAGGCTGTAATAATACTAATAAAACTGAATATTTATTTTATGATCTTCCTCAAGCATGGTCAGAGTGTGTGTTTTTAAATAAGCAAGCCATAGATACGATTAAAGATTATAATAAAAAAAGAAACCTAGATCAGATGTATATTTTTGAAATAGTAAATATTTTAATAGAAAACAGTATTATTTTTGATAAAGTCTATCTCCCCAAAAAAACTATAATGAAAGTGTCTAGCATAAAGGATCTCACAAAAACAAAAACATTCATATGAAAAACATACTAATACAATCTTGTAATAATAAATTTGTTAATAATCTCAAAACTCTAAAGTCTGATGATTTTTCCATATTGTGCGAACCAATCAATGGAAATCTATACAAGATATTTTATGGATGGAAATTTACCCATGCTATTTTTATGGAGAGCTTGCTTTCTCCAGAAATTCTACAATTTACCTCAGAGTTTTTCCAAGATGTTAAAATTTTTATTTATCACGATAAGCAAGTTAATTTACAAATCATAGAAGACTACCATATCGCCGCAAAACAATTGGTAGAATCTTCGGATAAAAAGATAAATAATGCCATACTGCTACCTAAACTATATAATGATCAGCTGTTTAATGATAAAAATCTAATTAAGAATAATGATATAGTATGTTTTATGGATAATTTTAATTCTATACCAGAAAACTTAGCTAAATACCTGTTGCCAAATAGTAATAATCTTCCTATTAAACTATTTAATAACATAAATATAAATCATCCTCAAAACCTAGGACTATTATCAGAACTAGATAAATCTATGATTCTAAATATGTCAAAGAACTATCTTAGTTTAGATGGAGAGTATGTTCAAGAGGCTAAAAAATGCGGATGTTCTGTATGGAGTATTGATGAATTGGGGGATTTAGCTAATTCTGGCCCTAAACAATTAAGGTCACTATTTCATCACCACGATAATTCTACGGATGATAATTATACAACATATTCTAAGTTTATGGAAGAAATTATTCTATGAAAAATAAAGATATCGGTTTTGTTTTGATTAAGATGTTTAATAATCAGATATATGATGATATATTAACAGCTATACAATCTTGTATTTATGATAATCCTTCCAATCAAATAGTAATTTTTAATAGTTATTCTGAAAAGATTAATACGTTCAATATTCCTATTTTACATCTTAGTCAAGCGAAGTTTTTCTATGGGGATTTATTTATTTTTGATATGGTTTCTTTATTACTAACAAAATCTTTTCCCAACGTAGCAACTAAGTATCTATATGCCCAAGATATTCCTTGGACCATATCTAAAGAAACCAATTATTTTGATTGGCATAAGTTATTAAATAATGAGTTTTTACAAATTATAGCTAAAAATGAAGAAATAGACCAAATATATAGTAAGTGTTGGAAAAAACCCTTATGTGTAACAGAAAGGTTCGATTATGAAAAGCTCAAACACAGTTTATGATAAACTATCTAAAGAACAAAAGTTGGACTTGATCCAAAAAGAATACCATGAAAAGCAAAAAAGTTTTGCAGATATAGCTTTATCTTGCGGGACTTATGCTAATAAAGTGAGAAGAGACGCTATAAAACTTGGTATAGAAATTCGTGATAAATCTGAAGCTCAAAAAAATGCCCTATTAACAGGAAAACATAAGCATCCTACAAAGGGGACAGAAAGATCAGAAGATATTAAGAATAAGATTGGTAATGGAGTTCTTCAGTCTTGGGAAAATTTAGATGATTCTGTGTTAGAAGCTAGAAAAACCAAATGTAAAGAAAATTGGGAAAAGATGAATGTTGATGATAAAGCAAATATGCAGCGGGCCGCTAATACCGCCGTTAGGGTTAGTAGTAAACTAGGGTCAAAATTAGAAAAATTTATACTATCCAATCTGCTAAAAGATGGATTTGTTGTAGAATTTCATAAAGAGCAAGGACTAGTAACAACAAGGTTGCAAATTGACATTTTCCTACCTAAGATGAATACAGCTATTGAAATTGACGGACCTTCTCATTTTCTTCCAGTATGGGGAGAAGATTCATTAAATAAAAATATCTCATATGATCAGAAAAAAGAAGGATTGATTTTGGGGCGAGGATGGAAGTTAATAAGAATAAAGCAGTTAAAGGACTTTTCTAAAGCTCGCGGTAATTTGTTGTATAGCAAGTTAAAGGCTGTTTTAGACGATATACTATCAGGATCTAAACTTAATAAGTTTCAAATAGAGGACTAATAATTATGATGGCTAAAAACAAAAAAGAGGATGTTGTGATTACTGAAGAGAATAAGAAAGATGTTACACCTAATGATTTAGAGTGGACTGATCATGTATTAAGTTTATTAAGCGATGATGAAAAAATTAGCGGTAATCCTACTACTGATGGTTTAAGAAGAATATTTGAAAGGACATTAAATTGTAGTCTAATTAGTTCTATCAGTAATGTGATTCAGTCTCCTTCTATAGATAATGAGAAACGAGCCACTGTGGTCCATTCCTTGACCTATATTTTAAACAAGGATGCTGCGAGAGGATCGGATTTAAATTACGTCTCTAGGAGCGTTTCTGGGGCCGCAGACGTATACTGGGGCAACTGCGACAAGGTCTATAGGAACCATCCTGTGGCTGTTGCAGAAACACGGGCAGAAGGACGAGCTTTGAGACGAGCATTAAAGCTACGGAAAGTTGTTGCAGCAGAAGAAATAACCTCCGCTGTAGAAGATCATCCTGATGAACATACGGTCTCAAAAATCAGCAATAATCAGATTAATTTTATTGACACAGTAGCAAAAAGACTTAATATAAATGTAGTCCAACTACTAAATGATGAAGGATTAGATTCTAAGAATATTTATGAATTACAGCATACTGATGCCATAAAAATAATTAGACTTTTAACCGAACATCAACGGAGTATGGATACAATTTCGCCCGATTTATTGGGTTACTCTAGCGAATGGAAGTAATTATGAAAGTTTTATATAAGGCTAATGATAAGTTGCAGTTTGAGTTGGAAGGTTCTGGTCAGAAAGAAATCTTTAAAGAACTAGCTATGATCCAAGAGATCTTTTCGGAAGAAAAGTGTGGAGAATGTGGTAGTACAAATTTAAAGTTTGTGGTGAGAAATGTTGATGGTAATGATTATTACGAATTAAGATGTAATGATTGTGGGGCCATCTTGGGTTTTGGTCAGCATAAAAAGGGTGGAACTCTTTTCCCCAAGAGAAAAGACGATGAGGGTAATTACTTACCTAAGCGTGGATGGCACAAGTGGGTTAAAGACAGTAAGTCTAATTAACTAATTTGCCCCATTTACCAACCGGACACTCCTGATCCGCCCAAGCTAATTTGCTTACGAATTGCTTGTTGCGGATTAGGGGACATCCGCATTTAGAACAAGTATCATCTTTAAAAAATTCACAACCAACACAAATGTTGTGTCTTTCTATGATCTGCTCCTGAGTACATTGAGGCATTCCCTCTTTGATATGTCCTATTGTAGCATTGGCAAAGTTCATAATCTTTTCTGCAAAAGAAGGCTCGCTCTGATTTTCTGTTCTAGATAATAGTTTTCTACAGGGCAAGAACGGGGGGATTCCTTCCATTGTAGATATTTTTAATCCACAATTTTTACATTCAAAATTAATATTATCTATTGTTGTAAATTCACAAAAAGGATTAGTCGAAGTCGTATTCATATGGTATCCACTCCCACGGGTATAAGCTCTCCATAACAATGTCTTTGTGCTCTATTAAATCAGTACTATTAAAAAATGCCCTGTATATCATCTCATTTTGTACTTGTAAATATGGTGGCGGGTCTATAAATTTTAATGTCTCTTTATCTACACAATTCCAATAAGCTACTCCATTATTAACCGGACCACCGGGAGAAGGGACTAAGGTTTTACTTAAATCCCCGTCTTTATTAGGAGCATATCTATCATAAATAGGATCAACCCCTTTTAATTTTCTGGGAATATTTTTAAATCTAACCCGAATGCTATCAACATCATCTAGATTAAAAATACTACAAACTCTATTTTTAATATTAGAATAATCATCAATAGGAATAGTTTCGTCTATAGGGATTTCATAAGTCTCTGTTGATGTTACTAAGGTATCCCTGGGACCATTAGCATTTATAAAAAATGTCTTTACTATATCTATATCTTTCCATTTTAGTCTTCCCCCAGACACTCCTTGCTCAATCTTTAATTTTAAAGTCTCAACATCTCTCGTAGGTCTTTCATATATAAACTTTGATCCTTCATTAGAAAAATTAAAATGACCATCTGCTAAGGTCTTAGAGTTCACTTTTACCGGACAGATATGATCTGCCTCTAAATCAATTATAGTACTAGTTCCACCAATAGTACCACATTCCACTATTGTTTTTTTAAACACTTTTAGAGTATCCTCTTGAGCTAGAGAGCATTGTTGTTTAGGATCAATATTAATCCAATAATAATCTGGATAAGAATATTTAATAAATATTTCTTTATATTTTGTAAGCACAGGAGAATTACTATAGTCTAAACTTTGTTTGATTTGTGGTAAGATTGTATTTCCAGAAATTTCTTTATAGATAATATTATTATTAATATCAATAGATTTGGATGAGAATCCTTCCAGAAGCTCCATTAGTCTACTTTTTTCTAAATATCTATCAGAGAGAGCTTGTTTGGTCTTTTTTTTCCAGCAGTCTCCGGATGGATTACTACTAAAACAAGATACGGGATCATTTGGTAGTTTATTATAATGAGACTCTATATTTGATATGCTTCCAGTATTAATAATAGTTTGTGTTTTTGTTTCATCTCCAATTTGATCTATTAAATCAATATTAGGTTTTAATAAAACCTCAAATAGTCTTTCAACGATAATATCTATCTCATTTTGGGTTAAATTATTAAGAATTTTTTTCTCAATATAATCATTTTCTAAAATTAATTCTCCATTATCACATATAATATTATCATCATTAGTAAAAAATACGTCTCCAGTCACATCATTAAAATCTGCTGATTTAAGATCTACTATAGAATATTTATTATTAGGATTATTTGCTGTGCTATATAGTAATTCTTTAATTAGATTTTGTAATTCAACGCCTGATGTATTTGTATTATCTAGTAAATAATTATCTTTTTGAAAAATTTCTT